CAACGAAACCCACTACTGCCACAAATACGGCGCAATACGCTGACGCCGGCAAGTGAGCCCCGCCATCGAGCGGGGCTTTTTGCTGCCCGGGTGCTACCATCGCGCTCAGGGATCAAGGGGGCGCCGTGAAGTGGGATCGACTGCAGGCTTGGCGTACCGGGATTCTGACGGTGGCGGGCTTCGGGTGCCTCTCCCTGGCCGCCTTCCTGGTTCACATCGTTGCCGGCTTCGCCACACTGGGAGTGCTCCTGCTCCTGCTCGAAGCGTTGACCGGCCCGGATCGGCCAGGGAGTGGGGTGCAGCGGCGATGAATCGGGACACCGAGTATCTCGCAGAGCGCGACCCCGAGTCTCCGCTGGGCCTGACGTACGCGCAGCGCCTCCGCTCCGATTTCGATGACAACTTCGCGCGCATGATGATCACTGGTGCCGGAACCGGCCGCCCTAGCGGGCTCCTGAATGCCAGTGATGTTGTGGCGTCGCACATCATCGAAGGCGAGTGGGTGGAGAATGCGTAGCCTCCTCGCCCCGATCATCAATCGGTCGCCGGTGCCGCTCAGTTCGACGCGCGTGGCGTTTAACAACCCTTTCAGCACCATCTTCGGTGGCCGGCGCAACGACGATCGGCTTCTCGGATCCACCGCAACCGTGGGCACCGTGTTCGCCATCGTGAACCGCATCACCACCGCGGTCGCCAAGCCTGATTGGCACCTCTACCGCAAGGCTGCGAGCGGGCTGAAGGAAGACCGCGTAGAAGTCACGAAGCACGCGTGCATCGACTTCTGGGAGATGCCGAACCAATTCATGAATCGCCGGCGCTTCATGGAGGCGGCCGGGCAGCACATCGAGCTGACGGGCGAAAACGCGCTAGTCACCTCGCACCACGATCTCGGGCGCTTCGGCACCGTTCCCGCGGAGATGTGGCCCGTTCGCCCCGATCGGATCACGGTGACGCCCGATCCGTACGAATTCATCAAGGGCTACGTCTACACCTCGCCGGATGGCGAGAAGATGCCGCTCCTCCCGCACGAGCTGGGACGCATCGTGATGCCCGATCCGCGTGATCCTTACCGCGGTTTGGGGCCAGTGCAGTCGATTCTCAAAGACATCGACAACGTGAAGTATTCGAGCGCATGGAACGCCGCTTTCTTCGAAAACAGCGCCGAACCGGGCGGTATCATTCAGGTGCCAATTTCCCTGAATGACAACGAATTCGACCGTTTGCGCGCGCAATGGGACACTGATCACAAGGGCGTGAGCAAGGCGCATCGCGTCGCCATCCTCGAATCTGACGCGAAATGGGTGAGCAACTCCATCACTCACCGTGAAATGCAGTTCGCGGAGATGCGCACCATCGGGCGCGATGTGATCCTCGAAGCGTGGGGATTCCCGAAGGGGATGCTCGGCATCGTGGAGGATGTCAACCGCTCCTCGATGGAGGGCGTGGAGTACATCTTCGAGCGCTGGATCGTTGAGGAGCGCCTTGACCGCTGGCGCGACTTCCTCAACTTCGAGCTGCTCCCGCAGTACGGCGGCACCGCGGAGGGGCTGGAGTGGGACTATGACTCCCCCGTCCCGAAGAACAGTGAGCAGGAGAATCAGGGCATCACCGTGCGCACGACGGCGCTGGCGCTCCTCACCGAGAAGGGCTTCGATGAGACGGACGTGCTGGAGTACCTCGGTTTGCCGGCGCTGAAGTACACGAAGCCCGAGCCCCCGACGATCGTTGCTCCTCCGGGCGCCGGCAAGAAGGGTGCGCCCAATGAAGATGTTTAAGGTGAAGTGCTGCGGCAAGCGCCGCGGACTCATCAACGGCATTCTCGTGTGTAGTCAATGCGACTTCGACCACTCGCGCGCAACGACGATCCCGAACATCAGCAAGGCACGCGACGTGCCCGAAAACGTCACTGAATGGAACATCGTAGAAGGTAGCGACTGATGCGCTATCTACCAGAACCAGAGTGGCACTGGGGCTGCACATGGTGCTGGCGTACGATTTGGCATACACGTGGCTAAGCGATGGGTTGCGGTGGAGGAGGATGACGACAATGCATGTCAACCGTGCGAAGAAATCGACGGAACGCTCTACCGAAACCGCGCAGACGCTTGGCGAGACTACCCCAACGGGGTCGGGTACAAAGACTGCATCGGTGCGAAGTTCGGCAATTCGTGCCGTGGGCGGTTGGTCAAGCGCCGCGGTTCGGAGAATCAGGAGAATCACATGAGCAAGCTCACGGCGCACGTGCGTAACGTGCTTGCCTCCAATGCGGCGATTCTTGCTGAGGCGCGCGCACTCTTCCCCGATGCGCGCGCCCGCAACCTGAAACCCGGCGACGACTGGTTCCGCATCGAGAACGTCAGCGCCGAAGAGGCTACGGTCTACATTTACGATGAGATCGGCTACTTCGGCACCAGCGCTCAGGGCTTCGTGGATCAGCTCAACGGCATCACCGCGCCGAAGCTGAACATCCGCATCAACTCCCCCGGTGGTGACGTGTTCGACGGCGTGGCCATCCACAGCGCACTCATGGCGAGCAAGGCGCACGTCACGGTCCACATCGACGGCATCGCGGCCAGCGCCGCCAGCTACATCGCCATGGCGGGCGACAACATCATCATGGCGCGCAACGCCACCATGATGATCCACGAGGCTTCGGGGCTGGTCTGGGGTAACAAGCGCGAGATGCGTCAGCAGGCTGCTCTACTGGAGAAGCTCGATGGCAACATCGCGGACATGTATCAGATGCAGGCCGGCGGCACCATCGAAGACTGGCTCGCTCTCATGGAGGCTGAGACCTGGTATACCGGCCAGGAGGCGCTAGCCGCGGGCCTGGTAGACGAAATCACGCAGCCTGATGAGGATGAGCCCGCGGAGTCCGACGTGCCCGTTGCGCGGCTCTCCCTGGCCGCCTTCAACTACGCCGGCCGCGCCGAAGCCCCCGCGCCGAGAATCGCGCCCCCGGCGCCGGAACCCGAAGACACGTGGGCGTGGACCATGGCCATGAATACGGCAGCAAACAAGCTCACTAGAGCCTAAGAGGAGGCACTAATGACTGCTCCAGTCATTCCCACAAGCTCCGATGAGCTTGCGGAGATGCTCGTGAACAAGAAGGTGATGGATGAGGTCTACGCCGATCCCAACACCTTCAAGGATTTCCTGAACAACTACGCGAAGGCGGCCAACGCCCCGACGCACGGTGACATCGAGCGCATCGTTGATGAGCGCCTTCAGCAGGGGCTCGCCTCGTTCGCCGCGCAGACGAAGACCAGCATCCGGCGCCCCGACATGTCGCCGGCGACGGCCGCGGACATCAAGGGCCTGAAGCAGACGGGCGCCGCGTACAACAAGAAGGCGGCCGGCGTCGCGCTCGATGGCGAATTCTCCAGCATGGAGGACTTCTTCGGCACGATCAACCACCGCACCGACCGGCGCGAGGAAGCGGTGGCGCAGCGCATCACGAAGCTGCGCAACGCGCTCAGCTCCAACGTGCCTTCGGACGGCGGCTTCCTCATCCCCGAGGAATTCCGCAGCGAGCTTCTGCGTGTGGCGCTCGAAACCGCGATCGTCCGGCCGCGGGCGCGCGTGATCCCGATGGCTTCGGCCAGGGTCGCGCTCCCGATGCTCGATTCCACCACCAACGTCTCCAGCGTGTTCGGTGGCGTGGTCGCCTACTGGACCGAAGAGGCGGCGGCGCTGGTGGACTCCAGCCCGACCTTCTCGAAGGTCGTGCTGGACGCGAAGAAGCTCACGCTCTACAGCGACATCCCCAACGAGCTGGGCGACGACAGCGCGATCTCGCTCGAAGCCTTCCTGGCCGAAGCCTTCCCGGAGGCGGCGGCCTGGTACGAGGATGCCGCATTCCTCGCCGGCACGGGCGTGGGCGAGCCCCTGGGTGCGCTGCACGCCTCCAACCCGAGCGTCATCGCGGTCGGCGCCGAGGGCGGCCAGACGGCGGCAACGATCGTGTGGGAGAACATCGTCAAGATGTACTCGCGGATGCTGCCGGCGTCGCTCGCGCGCGCCGTGTGGATCATCTCGCCGGACGTGTTCCCGCAGCTCGCCACGATGAGCCTTTCGGTCGGCACCGGCGGTTCGGCCATCTGGCTGAACAACGGCGCCAGCGGCCCGCCGATGACGATCCTGGGGCGCCCGGTGATCGTCTCGGAGAAGGTGGGCGTGCTCGGCACGCAGAGCGACATCTCCTTCGTGGACTTCGCCTACTACCTGATCGGTGACCGGATGGCCATGACTGCCATGACCAGCCCGCACTACAAGTTCGGCAACGACGTGACTTCCTACCGCGTCATCGAGCGTCTCGACGGGCGCCCGTGGCTCCAGAGCGCCATCACGCCGAAGAACAACGGCAGCACGCTCAGCCCGTTCGTTCAGCTCACCACTCGGGCGTAACAGACAGGGAGCGCCGCCCCTGCCCCCATCCCCAGCGGGCGGCGCTCCCGTAACAAATGTCCCAATCAAGCTGGCATTGACACCCCAGCACCCTACGAAGGGAAAACGTCGTGTTTCAGGAGCTTCTCGGCAGGGTCAACCTTGCCACCAGTGCCACCACCGCAGCGCTGCGCTTCAACATGAAGGACTGCGCCGGCCTGACGATCGTTGCCATCGGCGCATCCTCGGGCGCCGTCACCATCACCGAGTCCAACGCCAACACGGGCGGCACCTCGCAGACGATCCCCTACCGGCCGTACTACTACGATCAGGCTTCGGGCACGTGGAGTGCGCGCCAGCTCGCCGGTTCCAATGGCACCGTGACCCTGGCGCAGTCGCTCACCGCGATCTTCATCCCGCCGGGCGCGCTCAGCGACGGCTTCCGCTGGATCGCCGCGTCGCACGCCTCGGCTTCGTTCGTCTACATCGCTGAGGGCCTGGTGCAGCGCAAGCCGGGCAACCTCCGCGCTGTGAACGCAGCGTAAGGGAGCATGACGATGCCGAACTTCCTCCAGGGGAACCAGCTTCGCAGTTTGCTCCTCGGGCAGCGCGTGACGCGCGCTGCCGCTCTTCAGCCCCAGACTGCGCAGGCGCCCATCTTCAACGTCGTTGGCGGCAAGGTCATGGTGACCACGCTCGTGGGCGAAGTGGTGGTGGCAACGCCGGCGACCACCAACACGCTGAAGGTCACGGGCAATCCGACTTCGGGCACCGATGTGGACTGGGCTTCGGCCACGTCCACCGCTTCGAAGGAGGTGGGCTCGATCATCACGCTCAACCCCACTTCGGGCAGCGCGCTGATCGTGGCCAACGCCGGGGGTGGAAACGCCACGCTCGACCCCTACATCGCACAGGTCGGCACGATCGACCTGGTGACTTCGGGGTCGGCAGCCACCGGCACCATCAAGTGGGTGCTGACGTATGTGCCGCTCGATGACGGCGCGTACGTGACGGCGGCCTAACGTGGCCTCGATCTCAGATCAGACGGCATCCCGCACTTCTGTGGCGAGCGCGGCAGCGGATACGCTGATCTTCGCCGCCAACGGCGGTGCGGGGGGCCGCACCATCTTCAACGAATCGAGCGCGATTCTCTATCTCGCGTTCGGCACTGCGGCAGCGTCGGTCACGAGCTACACGACGCAGATAGCTGCCGGCGCCTACTACGAATTTCCGACCGCCGGCCGTTTCTACGGTGGCGAAGTGCGCGGCATCTGGGCTTCGGCCAACGGTTCCGCGCGCTGCACTGAGTGGTAAGGAGCATCATGCCGAAGATCAATCCCGACAGCAACGCCAGCGCCGAAGGGATGGAGGGCATCGTCCAGCACGCCACCGGCAAGCTGAGCGAGCTGGATCCGTCGCGCGACGTGGATGGCAGCGTCTACCCGGGCTTCGAGAGCGATGAGCGGGAGATCGAGGACGAAGAGCGCGAAGAGCCGCGCGTCGACCCCGATGGCCCGCGCGCTGCCGAGGCGCGCATGCCCGACGAAGACACGAAGGAGGCGGCGTCATCGGATGGCAGCAGCTCGTCAGCATCGCAGCGGAGCAACGCGACTACCAGCGCGAAGAAGAGCAGCTCGCGCCGGTAGCGTGCCCGAACGACGGTGAGCCGTTGCTCACCGGCCCGGACGGGAAGCTCTACTGCAAGTTCGATGGTTGGCGGCCAGAAGGGGCTGAGTGGCAATGAGGGGTTTCACCGATAGCGCGGCGCCGGTTTACCTGCACGTGTCGCAGACGTTTGCGAGTGCGGTGGGGGCCGCAGGCCCTTTCGAGATCGACGGCGCTGCCGCCGAGCGGGAAACGGACGGGCTCCTCGTTACCGTGGCCGGCACGCGCTACTTCGTGCCGGCTCAGCACGTCGTGATGGTCGCTCAGGTCCAGCAGGCGCCCGCTGAGGGTGCCCCGCCCACCCAGTTGCCGCCGGCCGGCGGCGGCGCTCCCCCGCCCCCCGAGGGCTGAGGTACGCTGTGATCACGAGCGCTGGTGGACGTGCCGCGGGAGACCGGTCAAGGTAGTTCCACCAGCGCTCGCTCACAACTTCACATGATCGCCATCGGGGAGCTTGACTCCCTGGCCAGAAAGCGAGTCTAACGATGGCAGAGATTCCCTACGTCTACCGCGAAGACGTCATGTCTGCGCTGGACGTGAAGCCGAGCGCGTACATGGCGCGCCAGCTCGATCGTGCGTGCAACCTCGGTTCGCGCATGGTGGAGAGTTTCTGCCACCGCATCTTCTACCCGCTCACCGCTACGCGCACCTTCGACTACCCGGGCGACCGCTCCACTCCCCTACTCCTCTGGCTCGATGCGAATGAGCTGGTGAGCGCGAGCGCGGTGAGCAGTGACGGCGTGACAATTCCCGCCAACACCGGATATCTCCTCCGTCCCGATGACGGTCCTCCCTACGATCGCATCGAGATCGAGCGCGACTCCTCATACTCCTTCGCCGGCGGGCCGCAGCGCGCCATCTCGATCACTGGCGTCTATGCCGGCGCCCCCGTGGTCGAGGTGACGGAGACGACGCTCGCCAGCGCCATCGTGAGCACGAGCGCGACCACCGTCACCGTGTCGCGGCCGGCCGGTGGGGTCGGCGCGGTGCTCCGGATCGGCCAGGAGAGACTCCTCCTCATCGGCAAGGGGTGGGCGGCGAGCGGAGTCTTCTCCCCGTCGCTGGCATCGAGCGCGACCGCGAACAGCATGAGCGTTGCCGATGGCTCGATCTTCACCGAGGGGGAGACGCTCCTCCTCGAGTCCGAGCGCGTGCGCGTGGAGGAGATCGCCGGTAACACGCTGATCATCAGGCGGGCGGTGGACGGGTCCTCCCTGGCCGCCCACGGCGCTGTCTCGATCTTCTGGCAGCACACGCTCGTGGTGGAGCGCGGAGTGCTCGGGACGACGGCGGCGATCGCATCGAATGGCGCGACAGTGCTGCGCTGGGAACCGCCTTCGGCTGTGCGCGCCCTCGCGCAGGCGTACGCGGAGGACGAATTCCTTCAGCAGAACAGCGGCTATGCGCGCACCTCGGGCTCGGGCGACAACGAACGCCCAGTAAGCGGGCGCGGCGTGCGCGCGCTGGAGCAACGCATGGAGGGTACCTATCGGCGCAAGGTTCGGATGCGCACGGTATGAGCGTAACCGTAGATAAGCGCGGGCCGCTCTTCGATGGGCGCGCAGAGAAGGCCGTTGCCGATTGCTGTGATGAGATCGAGCAAAAGGTAGCGACCATTGGCGCCTCGATGATTCGAACGCGCATGAATGATGTCTTCAAGAAGCAGACGCCATTCTACCGATTCAAGAACGTTGCTGCGAAGGAAGCGCCCGGATGGAAAATCTGGGATCAGGAAGTGATCTACGGGTATTGGCTCGAAGGAATCGGCTCGCGCAATAAGACGACTCGATTTAAGGGCTACCGCACCTATCGCTTCATGGTGGGGAAGATCGAGGCTCGCGCCAGCGTCATCGCGCAAGGCGTTGTGGTGACGTATATGGGGAGGATGGGATGACCGACGCTAGGTTGGTGATGGGGAAGCTCATCTCCCTGGGAATGGAAACGGGGCTGTTTACCAACGTGAATGGCCACGAACCGAAGAGCGCCCCTCAATTGGGCGATGCCGTCACGCTGGCTCTCATGGCCGGGCCGGTCACAACGATTGCATCGAGTGGCCTGAAAAGCGCCTCGATGCGCTGGCAGATCGATGGGCGCATCTTTTTCAACGCGTTCAGCGAGCCCGCCGATGATATCGATCCCGCCATCATCAACGCCACCATGACCTACTTTCAGGCGCTCGTAGGAAACTTCACGCTCGGCGGGCTGGTGCGCTGCGTTGACATCTATGGCATGGATGGCGACAAGCTGAACGCGCAGCCCGGGTACATGGAGCAGGATAAGA